CTCACTCCCTCGGCGCGACCCTCTCCAGCCTGCCGGAGATGCGGAGGGCTGGGGGACGTCTGTGGCCCCGTGCAGGCCTCCCTGACGATCGACATGCCGTGGGAGGCTCTGCACGCCGCGACGGAGGCGGCGAGGGTGCCTTGCCCTGTTTGCGGCCCAAGAAACGGCATCGCAGGGTCGTTGAGTGAGGGGAAGGTGGCGGGGAATGGCAGATGATGGCGAGAAGCGGGAAATGAGGCGAGTGTGTGGCGCTGCAAGCGGCAAGGGGTGCTGCATGTCTTCAAGTAACTTGCGAGGGATGTTGTGAATGTTTGTAGAAGGAGAGAAACGATGAATAATAACGAACACGCAAAGACTCTAGATGCGGTTTCACAGGTGTACCCAGCGGGAGATATATACGACGCGTTTATTGCTGGCGTGGCAGCACTGCGAGAGATGACCAATGCCGAAGAATGCCTCCCTGTTATGCGGGCGTTTTGCAACGCCGCCCTGGCCTTAGCTGACGCTCAGGAGAACTATCAGCGGGCACTCGCCGCGCTGAAGCGGCCGGAGGGGGACAAGTCACCCGGTCCCTTCATCGGGGAAATCAAGGCCGAGGCGCTGGAGGCTGTAGCGGAGAAAGTTGGGAATGCTTACGCTTCCCGAGTGATCCGCGCCGAAGCCGCCCGCCTTCGGGCTGGGGACGGCGCGTGACGCGGGCGACGGGGCGCGAGGACCAACCGGGGGCGGATCACCCGGCCTACGCCGTGGACCAGGAGGATCCCGGCGATCGCGAGGATCGGATCTACGAGGCGTGGAAGGACCAGGACATAAACGGAGATTAAGTGAAACTAAAAGAGATAACGAAAGAAGAAGTAGTTTTGTTTATGAGTAGATTGAATCTTGAAGTAAGAAGCGATTACAGCCAAGAACAGGCCGAGGTTGTAGGCACAGAAGTAATGCAGAATGACGGCGTGTTTAGTCTTATCGATGAAATAATGAGAGACAAACACCTAGATGCTGTGACTAAAGTAGTCACCACATTCGTAGGTGCGTTTCAAATGGGAAGGCAGTTTGAGCTGTACAAGATGATGAACTCAATTAGGAAGGAAATCAATAACGACAAAAAGGAAACGCAACAAAATGTTTAGCGGCGTGACTAGAACAAAAACTACGGTCTGCACAAAATGCGGCTCAACGGAGGAAGTTGTTTCCGCTGCGTGTGTGGAATGCCGGCGCGCATACGCTCGCGAATATTTTCGCCGCAACCTTGCAAAAAACGCGGCCAAGGGCGGGCCGCTGATCCCGCGGGAGCGGCGCGGCTTCTGCTTGCAGAAGAAAAAGCCGGCACCCTATACCGCCGTCGTGCCATCTGAGCGCAGGGAGTCTGGACGTGCTTTAGATCCTTACGTGCCGGTCGCTCCGATTGCACAACGCGGCGATAAGATCCCCGCTGCCTGGGAGCCAATGGCGGTGAAGCTCCAGCACCCCTGCTGGGTCGAGCATTACACGCGCCGCGGGTCGCTCGACTGGGCGATGCGGGAGGCCGGGCTATGAAGCCGCAGATTGGCTCGGTGCATCGTATTGTATGGCACCCGCAAAACGGCGACGTTGGGCTGAGTCGCGTATACGTGACGGTGCGGGCGGTGTCTCAGGCTGGCTGCATGGTGCAGCCAGTGGGGCTGCCGGTCCTCCAGGTGGACTGGGAGCAGTGGCGCAAGATGGTCGGGGAGGTGGCTGATGCTGAAAAATAACACCACCTATTCCGTCCTCCGGCGAGACGGCACCACGCACACGCGGCGGGTATTCCGCCTGACGCCGTCGTTCGTTTGGTTTCGCGAGGAGGATGGGGGCGTGATGCACGACCGCATTGTGACGAAGACGATGTTCGCGAAGTGGATGCGGAGTGAAAGATCTTAATGAGACGGATGAGCGGGTGCATTGAGATCTGGCCGGCGTGTTCGCATAGAAAAAGGCTGTCACCTAGTTTTCCCGACGCAGTGACAGCCCATTTGTTAACCACTTTTCAAACAGCTAGCCTCTGACAAGGTAGCGTAACTATTATGCCGCGTGTGTGGCGAAAAGTCGATTGATTGGCACCCGTAAGCGCATTTATGGGTGGAGTGAATTGACTACAGTGTGCTGCGGGCACCGCCGGCGGCGCTCGACGGCCGTGAGAACCTTGCCGCACTTTGAGCAGGCAGCCAGAACGCCGGGGTGTCCCCGGCGCTTTTTGCGCTTGGCGAGTTCGGCCTGGAGGACTTCGGTGGGGATTGGGGCGAGGTCGATCACTGGCCCACCGCCGACTCATACGCGTCCTGCGCGGCGCGGTCGAGTATATCTTCGTACTCGTTTGCTAGATCGGCGGTCTCGTCATCGGTGCGGCTGAACGGGTTACTCCCGCACCACGTTCCCGTTGTCCATTTGGCGGTGGTGCGCTGGTGGCCGTTCTCGACGGCCTCCAGTTGCAACTCGGCCTCCTGCTGGCCCCAGGTGGCGCCGCGCTCGGTGGCTTCGATCTGCTGTTGTTCGGTTAGCATGTTTGTTTCCTTTGTTTTCTGTATTTAGTATTCGACGGCAAACTGTTCGCGTCCGGTCATCACTTCAAGCGTGCAGGCGGCGACAATTTCGGCGTCGTTAAGCTTTGCCGCCGATCTCCAGGAGTGTCCGGCCGGAACCGCTGCGCCGGCGTATCCGGCGGCTTCTAGCGCTCGCTTGGCGTCGGCGTAGCAGTGAAACCCAACTACTCCAACAAGGCCCGCTAAACGCTTTTGGGACTTGCTGGCCTCAATCTTGAGCTCTTGGTTTCGGTTCTGTTCGGTGGTGTTTGTTGAAATAGTCATGGTGTTGTCTCCGGCTCACTCTCTACTCTTTAAGTATACATCTATTCACGGAATAGATGCAATAGATAAATGCATGTTGTGGAAAATAATGCATGGCGCTTGACGAATCGCTATTTGGCTCCTATTCTGTGGGCATCTTCTTCCGAGCGCCGGGGCGCTCGTCAATCCACCCCGCAGCTGAGGCGTATTGCCCTCGCATGCCCGCACACAAAATCCCACTTTACGAGCCCGACCGGGTAACACTGGTCGGGTTTTTTGTGCCCGCTGATATTGAAAACAGCGGCGGCGTCGAAATTGTGCGCAATCGCCGCGGTCACGCAACGCGCGCGTTTCGCAAGGCGCTGTCGTCGCGCGCCGTCGACAGCAGCCAAGGCTGGGTCGGCAAAGGATTTGCGCAACATCTGTCGTGCGGTGCCCCGGTGTGGGCTTTGCAGGGAGTTCGCGGATCGCGCTAGTGGGGTACCCCATGTTGAAGGCACACCTTATGGGCCAATGTATTGCGAAGGCAAAGAGCAGCGGGAAACGGTGCAACCGCAATGCCATCGCCGGCGGAACCGTGTGCGTCGTTCACGGTGGCGCAGCCCCGCAGGTCATCCGGTCGGCACGCGAGCGTCTAGCGGCTCTTGTGTGCCCGGCAATCACGGTATTCGAGGAGCGGCTGGCTGACAAAGAGCTGCCGCAGCTGCAGGTGCAGGTGGCCAAGGACATCCTTGACCGCACTGGTCACAAGGCAACCGACAAGGTTGAGTTGAGTGGTCCCGACGGCGGGCCAATCCCGATGAATTTCAGCGTATTGACCGATGCAGAGTTCGATAATCTCACCGGACTCGTTGCGCGCGTTGTTGCCGGCCATCAAGGCTGAGCAGCACCGGCGGGCGAGGATTAAGATCACGCGTTACTACCCCGACACGGGGGAACTGCGGCGAGAGCTCTACCAGAAGCACCTGGAGTTTTTTGGTGCTGGCGGGGCGCACAGGGAAAGGCTGATGCTGGCGGCCAACCGCGTCGGGAAGACCGAGGGCGTCGGCGCGTACGAGGTAGTGCTGCACCTGACGGGCAACTATCCGGTTTGGTGGGAAGGTCGGCGCTTCACTCGCCCGATCAAAGCATGGGCCGCAGGCGACACCAGCAAGACGGTGCGCGAGATCATCCAGGCGAAGCTACTGGGCCAGGCGGGTAGCCACGGCACCGGCATGATACCTGGCGACCTGCTGCTGAAGACGACGGCCAAGGCGGGAGTGGCGGATGCAGTCGACACCATCTGGGTGCGGCATGCGTCGGGTGGCGTCAGCAGCCTCGTCCTGAAGTCGTACGACCAGCGCCGCGAGGCGTTCCAGGGCACCGAGCAGGATGTGGTGTGGCTCGATGAGGAGCCCAGCGAGGACATCTACGCGGAGTGCCTGCTCCGGACGATGACCACAAACGGGATGTTGCTTTGCACGTTCACCCCGCTCAACGGGCTGACGCCGTTGGTGCTGCAGTTTCTACCCGGCGGCGACCTGGAGCAGGCCAAGGGCGGCAAGCGCTTCGTCGTCGGCTGCACCTGGGACGACGTGCCGCACCTGTCGAAGGACGTCAAAGAGGAGTTGTGGGCGGCGATTCCCCCGCACCAGCGCGACGCGCGCGCCTTGGGCGTGCCTGCCCTGGGCAGCGGTGCCATCTATCCGGTACCCGAAAGCGATGTGGTGGTGCCTGACTTTGAGATTCCTGCGCACTGGCCGCGGGCGTTCGCGCTCGACGTCGGCTGGAACCGCACCGCGGCGATTTGGGGAGCGCTGGATCGCGAGACGAGCACGGTGTACCTCTATTCGGAGCATTACAGGGGCCAGGCGGAGCCGGTGTTGCATGCCGAGGCGATCAAGGGCCGCGGCGCGTGGGTACCCGGGGTCATTGATCCTGCCTCCCGCGGGCGTGCGCAGCGTGATGGAGCCCAGCTCATGCAGATGTATCTGGACTTGGGCCTGGACATTGAAGCCGCGCAGAACGCGGTGGAGGCCGGGCTGTACGAAGTCTGGCAGATGCTGTCTGCCGGGAAGCTGCGGGTGTTTGCCTCGTTGTCGAACTGGCGAGAGGAGTTTCGGTTGTATCGTCGCGACGCCGGCGGGCGCGTCGTGAAGGAGAAGGACCACCTTATGGATGCGACTCGGTACCTGGTGATGAGCGGCCGCGACCGCATGAAGGTTCAGCCGAAGCCGAAAGAGGCTGAGCAATCGTTTTCGTACGTCGGGCAGGATGCTGCCGGCGGGTGGATGGCCTAAATGGATTACGAAGACAAGAAAGACGGCTTGGAAGGCGACGAGAAGCTGCTGCAGCATGCGCGTGAGCGTTTCAAGGTGGCTTCAGAGGCCGAAGAGTCGATCCGGCGCGAGTCGCTGGAGGATCTGCGGTTCCGAGCGGGCGAGCAATGGCCCGAGAACATCAAGATCGAGCGCCAGAACAGCGGTCGCCCGTGCTTGACGATCAATCGTATCCCTCAGTTCCTGCGCCAGGTGACCAACGAGATCCGGCAGAACCGTCCGTCGATCCAGGTCAACCCGGTCGACGATATGGCTGATCCGGAGACGGCGGAGATCCTGCAGGGGATCATGCGTCACATCGAGGTCGTCAGCGACGCTGACGTGGCCTACGACACCGCTGCTGAGCATGCGGCGACGTTTGGGTTTGGCTACATTCGCGTGATCACCGATTACGTCGACGAGAGGAGCTTCGATCAGGAGATCAAGATCGAGCGGATCCGCAACCCGTTCTCCATCTACTTTGATCCGGAGTGCCAGAAGACCGACTACAGCGATGCGCGTTTCGCGTTTGTTGTGCAGGATATCGAACGGGAAGAGTTCAAAAAGCTGTACCCGAAGAGCGAATTGTCGGGGATGCCCGACTTGCACTCAGTTGGCGACCAGGCCCCGGGCTGGATCACGGGCAAGTCGGTTCGAATCGCCGAGTATTGGCACATCGATTACGCAGAGCAGGATCTCGCGATGCTTGAGGATGGCTCGGTGATGCCGGCCGACCAGGTGCCGGAAGGGATGCAGGTGCTGCGGACCCGCAGCGTGCAGGTGCCGACTGTCTACTGGTGCAAGATCAACGGCCTCGAAGTGCTCGAGAAGCGGGAGTGGCCGGGCAAGTGGATTCCGATCATCCCGGTGCTAGGCGATGAGGTCATCGTCAACGGGGATCGGCAGCTGTTTGGCGTCGTTCGATTTGCTCGTGACCCGCAGCGGATGTACAACTACTGGGCCACAGCGGAGACCGAGATGATCGCCCTGGCCCCAAAGGCTCCGTTCATCGGTGCCGCGGGCCAGTTTGAAGGGTTTGAGCGCCAGTGGCAGTCGGCCAACACCCGGAATTTTCCATATTTGGAGTACAAGCCGATTAGCCACGCAGGCGTGGCGATAGGCGCGCCGCAGCGGCAAGTGTACGAGCCACCGATCCAGGCGATCAGCCATGCGCGGATGCAGGCCAACGATGACCTGAAGGCCACGACGGGCATCTACGACGCCTCTCTGGGCGCGCGTTCCAACGAGCAGAGCGGCAGAGCGATCCTCGCCCGTCAGCGTGAGGGCGACGTCGCCAACTTCCACTACGCCGACAACCTTGCGCGCAGCATTAAGCATCTCGGCCGCATCGTTCTCGACCTGATCCCCCAGATCTACGATGCGCCGCGGGTCATGCGCATCATCGGGACCGAGGACCAGGAGCGCGTCGTGCAGATCAATGCCCCCACGCTAGACAAGGGCGTGGAGCGCATCTACGACCTATCAGTGGGCCAGTACGACGTCACCGTGTCGGTGGGGCCGTCGTTCTCCACCAAGCGCCAGGAAGCCGTCGACAGCATGATGCAGCTGTCGCAGGCGTACCCGCCGTTGATGCAGGTGGCAGGCGATTTGCTAGTCAAGAACATGGATTGGCCAGGCGCCGCGGAGATCGCTGAGCGGTTGAAGAAGCTGTTGCCGCCGAACCTGCAGGAAGGCGAAGAGAACGAACAGCAGGTTCCGCCTGAGGTGCAGGCTCAGATGGCGCAGATGGCGCAGCAGAACGAGCAGCTGAGCCAGGCATTGAACCAGGCGACCGACGACATCAGGACGAAGCGTATGGAGCTAGAGTCTCGCGAACGGATCGAGGCGATGAAGGCGCAGACCGAACTGGTGAAGATCGAGGCGCAGCTATCGAGCCGCGAAAACATCGAGCTGCTCCGCCAGGAGATCGCGTCGCTGAAGCAGACGATTGCGGTGGTGGCGGCCGAGGAAGAGCAGCAGCAGCCGGCGATGCCCGGTCAGGAGCAGGAGCAGGCATATGGCGGATAACAAACGGAAGCAGTACGTGCCCTCGTCATTGATGCAGAGTGTGATGCGCCGCGGAGAGGATTGGAGCCGTCAGGGCGCAGAAACTGACGTCGACCGCAAGCAGAAGTTGCGGGAGTGGGAGATGGCGCAAGCTGAGGCGCAGAAGAGAGGCTCCCGCCTTGGGAGGGGGATCTTGGACATGGACCTTGAGGGCCTAGGGGAAGGCGTTCTCGGTGCCGTTGCGAAGGTTCCAGGCGTGGAACAGGGCGCGCAGTACCTGGACTCGTTATTGCGTTCGCCGATAGGGATGAACATCACCTCCATTTTGGACGCGATCCCCCCGAGTGCTGATGGGGATCTGGACAAGTTGTTGATCGGAGGCGTCGGGGCGTTGGCCAAGGTAAGCAAGAATGCGAAGAAGGTGGTTCCAGGCTTAGAGGGGCTGGGCGGTGGATTCAGCCGGCAGGCGGCCAGCAAATACGACGAGGTGATGAAGGGCCTTCATGGGTCATTACAACCACGAGCGGCAGGCGTAGCTGGCGAAAGTGAAAGCCGCATAACGAGTCTGTCGGACGCCTTCGGGCCATCGTCTAAGGTGGAACCATTTGGGCCGCCCCCTGGGGTGAGAACAGTCGATGGGCGGGAGTTGCAAGGGGCGCAGAGGCCAGCATCAGACCCGGTGCGTGGCAATTTGGTAGCGGATATGGCTGAAGAGCGCAGCCGCACGATGTCTCCGCAGGAACTGGAACTGCTCGACAAAGTGCAGCGTTCTCATCCTGACGTGGGCCGGGCGATGCAGTTTATGAACGGCCTTGAGGCTTCCAAGGTGCTGAGTTCGCCAGAGCATATATCGGCTGTCGACCGATTACTGAAGGCGTTACCGAACGAGGCTCAATTGATGTCGGTCATGAAAGTGGGGGCACCAAAACAAGGCTGGTACCGGGCGTCTACGCAGGCGATTATGGATACGTTTGGCGATGATGCGCCGCGGTTCGCGTCTTTGTTGGCCTCGCTCAGCCCGAGAGTATCGGTTGAGGCAAACCTCATGAACGCGTTGAATGTCTGGGTCACTTGGGACAAGGCTGGTAGGCCTATCGATCCCAACGCGATCAAGCAAATAATGGCGGCATCCGTACAGGGCTCCAAGACTGAGAAGTCAGTACTGCATGCGTGGTTTCCGAATTCGGTGAGCGCTCTTACGACTCCGGACGGCAGCATACCCAAGATGACGCTGAGCGGGCCGAAGGTCAACAGCTTTTATGCGAACCTGTCCGACGACGTCAATAAGCTAACGCTTGATGCGTGGATGGCCAACGGCTACGGGTTACGCAATAACATCTTCAGCGGATCAGGCAAAGACCTTGCAAAAGGCAATCCTGGCATGACACAAGTTTATGCAGCAGTGTCTGGCCGTACGCGCGCAGCGGCCAACGAACTTGGGGTGCATCCGTCTGAGGCGCAGGAGATGGAATGGTCTGCGCTTATGCCGTGGTATGAGCAATCGGGCAAGCAGAAAATGGACCCGCGGGATTTTGTGGCTTCCGGGCGGCTGACTCCGGACTTAGTTTCCGGCACTCCAGACTTCTCGTCGTTGTTCAAGCAGGGCAAGTACCGTGACGTCCTTGGGGATACTCGGTTTGGCGAAGCCGCGGATCGAATGCCGTCGTTCCTATGGCCTCAACGGAAAGTTGATTTAACTCTTGATGACCAGCGAAACCTGCATGAGGTCGGAGGGGTTTTGGCTGATCTCGGCGGGGGGCGTCGCCGGGACTCCCAGGCGCTGAAGTTACCCGTTCAAGGGTCACGTCCGAATAAAGCGGTGGTCTATGCGACACCAGAGAGCGCACCGGGGGCAGGCACCGGGAGTGGGATGACCCCGGGCGTCACCCCAGATATCAACAATTTGGAATACCACGACAATCTTGTGGGTGGCGCTTTCACCGATGAACTTGGGCACGATATTCTGCACCGAGCCACGTTCCCTGACGGCTCAATGTCGGTGCGAAAGGGTACCGGGTACTGGAAAGAGCCAGTGACTGGAGAGACGGTATCACACCAAACGACGCCGCGCGGCGTTCAGGTGCCGTTGTCGTGGGAAGGCGGCCAGCCCGACATGCGCTTTCGCGACAAAGCGGTGATAGCTGCCGCGGAACAGGGCCGCGGCATTATGACGCAGCAGCTTGGCATGGGCTACACGGGCATAGTCCCAACGGATAAAGGCAAGGCTGCCATGTTCCCCGCCGAGGGGCGCGCGCCCCTAGAGCGGCTCCAAGCAGGCAATGCGGTTGACCCAAGCATGTACATGGTCGACAGCGGTGCTGGCGTAATTGCGACAGGGTCGACCCGGGATATTGGTCGGGAGAAACGGGACGCTCTTCAGACCGCTCTTCATGACCCGAAGTTGAAGGAGAAGCAACAATTAGGCATTTTGGGGACCGATATTGGCGGGTACGTCGACAACTCGGCATTTCTGAAGAAACCGATGGGGTCGGGTACGTTGACAAGGGAGTGGCTGGGGAAGATAGCCCAACTAGATCCCAAAGACCAGATGGATTTATCGGGAGCGTTTCAGCGTTCCGCCCAGCAACTACGCCCTGTGTATGACCGTATGAAGCCAGGGGCGCAGCTACGCGTCGACGTGACGAACCTCGTGAAACTGCTTGAAAGAGACGGGTTTCCGGCAGTTCTCGAAGGTCTTAAGAACGGGGCGTTTTTACCGACCGCTGCGGCTTTGGCTTACTTGGGGGGGCTTGGACGGGATGGAAAATCGCAACCGGAGCTCTAGACAACATGGGCTGGATCATTTCGTCCAGATGCGCCTGCGGTGCCCGTTCCCATCCAAATTGCTTGTACACGGCGATGACTTGCTCACCACCTTCGGTGGTGAACCCAAGCGATATGAATCTCATTTCGTCTTCTTCGCCGGATAGCCACACTTTTCTGTCTTTCAACCGCATTCAAACACCTTCCTTTCCTTCTTTGACGTAGCCAAACCTTATCAGGTTTCACCTGCCTAGCGGCCGGCATTGTAGACCGCGTTCCCAATCCACTCAAAGGCAATCACCATGAGCGACTTCACACAGACGCCAGCGGACTCGTCCGTTCAGGCACCCGAAGACTTTCAGCAGTATCAGGCTTGGCGCGACCAAGCCGACGGAACTATGTCCGAGGCCGCGGCAACCCCGCCGGCTGAAACTGCTCCCGAATCGGAAACGGGAGAAGACGACCAGGATGACGCCCCCCGCAAGGGAAAAGGCGGCTTCCAGAAACGCATTGACCGGCTGACGCGTAGCAACTACGAGTTGCAGACGGCTCTGCAGCAGGCATTGGGGGCGACTGGCGGACAACCCGCTGCGCGCCAACAGGAGCCTGAGCAGACCACGGTGCAGCGTCCGCGGGCCGAGCAGTTCGACGACTACGACGCGTACGTAGAGGCGCTAGCGGACTGGAAGACGGACCAGAAGCTGGATCAGCGGATCGCGATGGAGCACAAGGCTCTGGAGCGCTACCAGCAGCAACAGCAGGACGAGAACCTCACGCGGACCTTCCAGGAGCGCGCGAAGGCGGCGGCTTCGAAGTATGCGGACTTTGCCGAGATCGCCTTCAGCGAAGACGTGCCGGTCAGCGATGCGATGCGCGCTGTGATCCTCGACTCCGAATCGGGACCGGACCTGGCCTACTGGCTTGGCTCGAACCCCAAAGAAGCAGAACGAATTGCGCAGCTGCCGCCGATTGCGGCCGCGCGCGAGTTAGGGCGTCTCGAGGCCACTCTGGCCGCGCCCGCACAACCGAAAACCCAGCAGCGCGTGACACGCGCTCCCGAGCCCATCCGACCCGTGACGGCCTCTGCCAAGGTGACGCCGAACATACTCGACGACAGCTTCGCGAACGACTTCACGGCATGGGAAAAGGCTCGGCGACAACAGCTACGGAGGTAGCCAATGGCCAATTCCATTCTTACGCCCACGATCATCACCAACGAGCTCTTGATGCGCTTCAAGAACAACTTGGTGTTCACCAGCAACGTCAGCCACGAGTACGATGACCGCTTCGCCCAATCTGGCGCGAAAATCGGCGACACCCTGAAACTCCGTCGTCCCGTGCAGTTTACGGCGTCAAACGGCGCGACACTCAGCACCCAAGACGTGACCGAAACCAGCGTGGACCTGGTGATCAATACTCAAAAGCACGTCGCTTTCGAGTTCACCTCGAAGGACTTGACGCTGTCGATCGACCGCTTCGCTGATCGTTATTTGAACAGCGCCGCCGTCGCCCTCGCCAACAGCGTCGACGTCGATGGCTTGACCCTTGCGTATCAGGCGACCGCCAACACGGTCGGCACGCCGGCCACGGTGCCCAACGCCATCATCACGTACCTCCAAGCCGGTCAGAAGATCAGCGAGAACAGCGCCCCGGTCGATGACCAGCGGCACCTCGTCATCAACCCCGGGATGCAGGCGACCATCGTCGATTCCCTGAAGGGGTTGTTTCAGTCGTCCAGCGAGATCGACAAGCAGTACAAAAAGGGCTCGATGGGTCAGGCGGCTGGCTTCAAGTGGTACATGGACCAGAACATCCGCACGCACACCGTTGGCCCGCTGGGCGGCACCCCGCTCGTTAACGGTGCCTCCCAGACTGGTACCAGCTTGGTGACGGACGGCTGGACGGCCTCGGCTGCGTCGCGCCTCAAGAAGGGTGACGTGTTCACGATCACTGGCGTCAATAGCGTCAATAAGGTGTCCGGTGACTCGACGGGGTCGTTGCAGCAGTTTGTCGTCACGGCCGACGTTTCGTCCGACGGCAGTGGCAATTTGACTGCCTCGATCTACCCGGCGATCACGGTGACGGGCGCGTATAAGACGGTGACGGCGTCGCCTGCTGACAACGCAGCCATCACGGTTTTGGGCGCGGCGTCGGCTCTCAGCCCGCAGGGCATCGCCTTCCACAAGGAGGCATTTTGCTTTGCGATGGTGCCGTTGCAGGTGCCGCAGGGCGTTGACATGGCCAAAACCCAGACGGACCCTGAAACGGGGATGTCGATCCGCATGGTGTCCGCTTACGACGTGACGAACGACAAGTTCATCACTCGCGCGGACATTATGTATGGCTGGGCCGCACGTCGGCCGGAATGGGCCTGCCGCGTCGCTAGCTAGCAGTAAAGAGGGGGCAGGGAAGCCTGCCCCTTTCCCAAGAGGAGCCCATGCACTACCCCAAATGGTTATATCACCGCACCGAGGCCGCCCAGCTGGTGCAGGATCCCGACGAACAATCTGCTTTGGGCGCGGAGTGGGCGGAGACACCTGCTGCCTTCGCTGAGCAGGCAGACGAACCCAAGCCGACCACAAGGAAACGGAAATGACAGTACAGCAATTGGTCAATTCGGCGTTGCGGACCCTGGGCGTCATTGCCAGTGGAGAGTCGCCGTCGGCGGATGAATCTAACGATTCGTTTTCCGCTCTAAATCAAATTATTGAGTCGTGGACAGCGCTGGGGCTGCCCATCTACCAGATCACGCGCGAGACGTTCTCGCTGACCGGCCCGGCATCCTACACGATCGGCACGGGTCAGTCGTTCAACACGACGCGGCCGGTGCGCCTGGTGGCCGCGGCTGTCGTTAACTCGTCGGTCGAGAAGCCCGTCGAGATTGTCTCGGCAGCGCAGTGGGCCGAGATCATCGACCAGGGGCGCACGGGCACGTTCGCCGAGCGGTTGTTCTGGGATGCCGGGTTTCCCACCGGCACGATACATCTGTGGCCAGCACCGACTTCAGGATCCATTTTGCTGTACAGCTACAAGCCGCTGACGACGTTTTCAGCGCTGGGTGACACAGTGACGCTTCCGCCTGGCTACGAGCGCGCCTTGCGGTTTGCACTAGCGTCCGACCTTGCCGCCGAGTACGGCCGGCAATTGTCGCCCGAAGCCTCAGTTGCTGCCGCCGAGTCGAAGACGGCCCTGACCAACCTCAATCAGATCGTCCTGGGTGAAGCCGCCCCGGCGGGAGTTGCTCAATGACAGTCCAGAATCTCATCGACCAGGCGTTACGTGCGATCGGGGAGCTACGCACCGGGCGTCAGGCGAGCGCGGAGGAGTCCGCGGACGCCCTCACCCGTCTGAATAACCTGCTCTCCAGCTGGAGCTCCGCGGGCCTCCCGGTGTACCAGGTGACGCGGGAGAGCTTTACGTTGACGGGTGCCGCTTCCTACACGATCGGCACAGGGCAAACCTTCAACACGGCACGGCCGCTGAAGATTAAAGCTGCCTCGGTGTCGACCGGCACGGTGGAGCAGCCAGTATCGATTATCCCCGCGGAGCAGTGGTCTATGATCCTCGATAAGGCCGCAACCGGCAAGTTCGCCGATGCAATGTTCTGGGATGGTGGCAGCCCCACCGGCAACATCTTCCTCTACCCGAAGCCGACGGCCGGGAACCTGATCCTCTACTCGCTCAAGGCTTTAACCGAGTTCGCCACCCTTGCGACGACGGTAACATTACCCGCCGGCTACGAGCGCGCGCTGACCTACAACCTCGCCGTCGACATTGCGCCCAGCTATGGGCGGACGGTGTCGCAGGAGATCGTGCAGGGCGCGACGCAATCGCTGGCTGCGCTGTCGCAGCTGAACGCGCAGGTGCTCGGAGAAGGCGGGGCGGAACCCCCGAAGGCGTAACACATGACAGTCCTGGAGATCATTACATCGTCGCTGCGGCTGATTGGGCAGTTAGGCCCGGGCCGCGTCGCGGGCCCTTCCGAGACGACCGACGCGTTGTTCGTTTTGAACCGCATGTTGGAATCGTGGGCGAACGAACGCCTGCTGGTGTACGCCGTCGATCGCAACTTGTTCCCGCTCCAGGCCAACCTGACTTATTACACCATCGGGCCGTCGGGCGCGAACTGGACGCTGGCGCGCCCCCTGAGCTTGGACCATGTCGGGCTGATGATCGACGCCACGACCGAAATCCCGCTCGATCAACTGACCGAGGACGAATACTCTAGGGTGCGGATAAAGGGTTTGCTGTCAACGCAACCAACGCAGGTCTTTTACAAGCCCAGCTTCCCGAACGGGACCGTGTTTGTCTACCCGACGCCGACCGAAGTGCGGAACTTAGTGCTGTACACCTATGGGCCTATCAGCACGTTTGCGTTGGTGTCGGACACGCTTACGCTGCCACCCGGGTACGCCGACGCCATCCGCTACAACCTGGCGCTGCGCCTGGCTCCCGAGTGGGGCAAGATGCCGCGGCCCGATGTGGCTGCGATGGCTGTCGAGAGTTTGTCGCGGATCAAGACAACCAATGCGCCAAACCTTGAGATGGCAGTCGACGCGGCGATGACTGGCCGAGGTGCTGCTTTCGATTGGA